GGTGGGGGTACGCTTTTCTTCACAGCAGGTCAGATTAGACCTCGTTTCAGTAACGCCTGACTTAACCTTGAGTCATTTTGCTCATATAGGTTGTCAACTTGCTCAACGGGAATGCGATGTAACTCCGTTGAGTGCCTTCCAGCTCATCAGGCTTCAGTGTCGTCTGCGTAGCCTCGCGACATTGAAGTGAGAGACAGAGCTCAGATCAGAAAGATGCTCTGTATATCTTGAGAAGTGCTAAATGATAAATGTTCAAACATCCGTATATGCCTGTCACATAGACGGTGGTTCATCTTCGTCTTCGTTGGCAGCAATTTATGTAGAAGAACCAGTTGATGAGTTAACCTTGTTGCACTGTTTAGCAGTTGAGGATGCAGTAGATGTTGCCATCCTAGATTTCACGGTATGCTGAAGCGTTGAATGTACAAAGAAGTGGTTTTGGTCACACAGAGCCCCCTATGTGTAACCTGACTTTAACGCTTTTGACTAATACCTGGCAAGAGTGGTGTCAATCTTGGATGACAACTTATCGGTTAACTTGTAAACCTAGGCTTAACGGAAGAATTTTAATGTGAGAGACAGTTTTGGATGCTAAATAAAGTTTGCCTGGTTACCTGTGCAGTATTATAAGTTCCGAGGTTTCCCAATAAATGTTTTTGGAATTGTTATAGATGAAAGCCCGAAACTATATGCCTATTAAGACATTGCTTGCTCCCCCATAATCGAGAAATCAAACATTATTACATCATTATGCAAGCAAACGGTGTCTAGGAATGCCTAATACTTTTAAATAGATACATCCAGAGCGAAGGCGGTTTAAGCAGCAGTGTATTATTTTTGAAGTCCAATTTTGAAAATCCTAGACTGAATGAAATACTATGAAATACGGTTTTAATCAAGTTGCACAGTCCTGGGTATCATTGACAAACGAAGTTTCATCAACTTCTTTGACAATGGATCCAAACCGTATGCATAATATGACATGGCTGCTAGAAAGTGAGCTTAGTAAGGATTAACTTTTGGTGAGCAGCTAGCATTGAGCAATAAAAGTTTTGGGATCATTTTCACCACAACAGGACCAGTGTTAGAAAACGCCAAATAACGTGAAAGAATATTGATTTTGCGATAATTATACTTTGGGCGCTTTAAAACTAAACCTAAGCCGTGAGTGATGGGTTATTGTTTTGTCCAAGCAATTGACGCATCTGCAACCCTAATGAAATCCCGCAGCTAAGAAGACTTGCACAATACTCCAGTATCGTCGCCAGCAAACCAATAAATGATGTGCTTCCGCAAAGTTTACCTAAACTTCCTATAATCAGGGAATTGGCGAGTAACACCTGCTTCTCGATAATCAACGAGCGGAATAGCATTAATCTAATCTTGAAGATATTGTGGAGCGAGATGCAGATTTGAGTATAGAGCAAACAAATGATATGCTAAGTTGCGCAGTGTATTCCCTAATGTTGTGCAAGTAGGATGCCCAGAATATGTGCCCCCGACTCTAACTCCTTTTGCTTTAAAATACGTAACACCTTTCTTTCTGATTTGGGAGTGAAATTTAGCTTTTGTGTTACCTGTGAAATAGAAATCAGCTGAGGTGTCTTTTTAATGAGAGGAGGGCGGTATTTTTAGAATATCTTTCTTACGCATATGAGCAAACAATGTTGAATCGACACATAATCGTAAGTACTAGATATTAGTGGAGTCATAAGCAGAGAAATCTTATTCTATGGTCCAACAATACTCCTACATATAACTAACTAGTTTTTACATCTACTATGGTGTTTTAGATAAGAAGAAAGCTTCTTCCTTAGCCTTAAACCACTTGAGTGTATAATAGCTAATCATTCCAATGCGAGCTTTAATAGGCCAAGAAGGATTG